ACTTATGGGGAAACCGGACGATAGTACACACAGCACGCTGTTTGAACGCTGTGCCCCATTGAACGAGCCAACTCCTGCAAATCTTCACCTGTCTTACTAGGATCGTTTACATTCTCTGACACGATTTAAACAAACGCTTGGATGGTCTGACTCATTGGGTCTACGATGAGTACACAGTCTACCAAGGCAAAACAGAACGAAGTAATGTTAAATGGTAGAGCATTTCCAGCTGTGAATTGCATGAAATAATTGCCCACAGGTGGACTAGATCTGGTGGAAACTCCATTAAATAATAAACCTCCAGACTTTTCTAAATCCACTCCAAGATAGTGCATATTCGGAAATTGAGTAATGACTATGGGAGTAGTATCAATACCTGAAGTAGGACGAGAACCAGTAGCAGGAATAACAAGCATACTATCGTTAGTGTTCCCAGCAATTGTAGCAACCGAAGTGTTTGTAATCGAAGCACCATAATTCGATCTAGTCATGACCCCTCCATATTTCTTCATATCGCCCGCATATCCAAGAGCCGACATGTATTGGAGAAAACACTGACCAGGCCTTTGGGATGGGTTGAGGGGAGTCTGTGGGAAGTTCAAACCACCAATTCCAACCGAAAATTGATTAACCCCAATGTTGAGAGCATCATAAAGTCCGTTGGGGCAAACCTGAAGAGCCGCACCTGCAGCAGCAGCACTGTTTTGGAAGATAAGACTTTTCACACTTGAATTGCGAATTTGATAAAGCAAGTTCGCTTGCCCAGCAGATCCGGTGGGAATATTAGCAGCTGATTGAACCCACGTTTGAGTCTTGAGAAAGTATTTACCATCGGGCAAAGTGGAATAAAGAAGAGAAGCAGAAGCCTGTCCAATAGAGACGTATTTCATATTCAGACTGAACTGATCAAGAGTAACAGAGCCAACTTGGGCTGTAGTCATCACAGCGGTTTTGGCATTGAAAGCAAACGGTAAATTTGCTGAGGTCATCAGTTGAAGCTGAAGATTCGATATAGATCCCACGGGAAAGAGATGATCCCTGTTGTTCAAGCCAATGACAGAAATAAGGGGAATAGAGAAATTATAGTACACTGGGGAAAGATTTGCCGCTGTAATAATTGGAAGATCCACACCAGCCATCGAATTGGTATCACATCCCATACCCACTGCACATCCTCCGTATTTTTCAGCAGTATTGACAGTCGAATTGAGCAATTGATTTGCAAGGATATTATAGCCGTTGATCTGCTCGATAGGCGTGTTATTACTATACAAAACCAATGAGTCAAAAAAGGACTGAGCGGATCCGATCAAATTATTCGTTACATCTGTTCCTCCAACCCCTGCAGTGGTAATAGTGTAAGCCATTCTAAAACTGAGAAAAGTCTCTCTAGGATCTAAAAACACATCACGGGAAGTTCCGGAAGGAATCGTAAAAGTCAAGAGCTGACTGTTAAAAGTGTTGGGTTGTGGAGTATTAAGAGCAATATTAGTTAAAGTTAGAGGTCCACTAGAAACAGACGTGGTTGCATCAGGTGCAATGTTGACCCAATACGCTTTAGAGTCATCTGACAAACTGGGCGGTAATTTGAAGTCTAAAGAAGCTGGAAGCCCAAGAGAAGAAGACGGGAGGAACGCTGACATATTATATAATAGATACTGTTTTTATTTTTCACCGTAGTTACGAAATGTTGGAACCAGTACGAACAGCCGATGTAAAATTTGTAATGGGATTCGGTGGGATTTCGTAAACATATTCAATTCTGAAGGTTAGAAACCAGTCCGCATTATTGAAGTCTATATAATTACCATAATCGTCGGTTACGGAAAGGTCTACTATATTAATATTGTCGACATGAGTTATGTCATACTTAAGCTGGCTATAATTATTCCAGAGGATGAGTGACCCTGTTGCCGATGAGTTCTGAACAGAAAGCAATAAGTCACTTGATCGATCTGCCCCGTTGTAGTTGGTGGTCGAAAAGGCAGTGGATCGTATCAACAGTCTGGATAATGGAAGAAAGTTACAAACATAAGGAGATACTACTATTGTTCCAGTCAAGGCTGTCGAACCCATCCCTATGAACTGTTGACATGTGGAGGTTGTCTGGATCGTGAAGCTTGTTAATGAAGTAAAGGTGTATTTATTGCTCACGCTATTGTAAGATATAGAGATGCCTAAACCAGAGAGAAAGGAGGTTATAGCTGTAACGAAATTGAGCACGTTATAATTTCCAGGTGGAATCGTAAAGCTGGATGTATTGACAACGAGTGTATTGTTTGTGGCATTCACCAAATAGAAGCTGTTGGGAATCTCTGCATGCGTTACACTCAGCATGATCTCTCGTACGATCTTATCTTTAAAATAGACGTTGGGAAATTGCACCTCAATGTTACTTTTCATGGAACCGTTGTAACTTTTGATCGCGCTGTTGCTTCCTAAATTGAACACCCGGGACGTGCTGGCTAACTGTGGTGTGGGTATATTCATTATATAATTAACAGTCTAAAATTTCCTATGCCATAGATGGAAATGCCTTTTTGCAACAGGTGGAACCACTACTACAGGTTCTTCTTCTTCTCGCAGTTCTGGGACAGATGGTGTAGGTGTTGGAGGTTGGGGATCTGGAACAGGTGGGGGTGGGGTTGGAGGTTGTGGATCTGGAACTGGTGGGGGTGGGCATCTCTCCTCGTATTTGGATCGTTTCTTTTTTAGGATCATTTCAATCACATCATCGGTAAGATCTAGGGCTGAAAGTTTTGATCTCTCTGCTTCTTCGTCGAACATTATTTATACATTGTTCTTTTATTTTTCTTCTTCTTCTGGTGTTATCTGCTCTTGACAAAGTCTTGTAGGGTCGTATGGTTCAACTTCTGGATATAATTCTTGTCTTGGCACAAGGCACTCGTAAGTTTCTCTCATCAGAATCTCCTGATCTGTTCTTTCTTGTTCAATCACAGGTTGGGCCAATTCTTCCTGTCCTCCTTCCACACATGCCATAATAAAGGCCACTCGTTCTGGCACCATCTTTAGGTATCGTTCATAAAGGGTTTTGGTCTTGATGTTCATCGCGTAAGAATTCGTTGACATTTTTCTTTTCTATTTATATAAGAAATGCCTAAAAAAAATAATTCGATTGAACGAGACGCCGAGGATATCCACCAGACCGCTGAACCTTTAGCAGATCCTGTTGTTGAAAGGATAGAACCTGTTAAAAAGAAAAGAGAAATGTCCGAGGAACAAAGACAGAAACAAGCCGAGAACCTCAAACGTGGACGAGAGGCTTTGCAACAGAAAAGGCAAGCTAAATTGCAAGAGGAAGCAAAGATGGTAGTCGAAGCTGTGAAGCCAAAAAGGGATAAAGTCGAAGAATTGGTTAAAACGATCCAAGCAGTGCAACAGCATGAGGAAGAAGAAGAAGAACCTCATGTGGTTGTGGTCAAGAAGAAGAGAGCCCCTAAAAAGATTATCATGGTACAAGAGGAATCGGAAGACGAGGAACCCACACCCCCACCCGTTGCTGCTCCCAAGCCAAAGAGGGTCTATAAGAAGCGTGAACCCAAACAGGCAGAAGATAAACCTGTTGCAACCACTCCTAAACCATCGATCATTTTTTATTGAAAGGATTATATATATAACGCGAATGGATATAAAAGACATTTTAAAAGCCTCGTATAAAACCCAACGGGGAGCGAAGGAGCAACTCGAGCAGCAAGGGTGGACGTACGACCCTTCTCTTTCCACGATAAAAGATAAGGTCTTTTTGGATCAGGCAGGCAATCCTGTTGTCTTACACAGAGGATCTAAGAGGATTGGGGAAGATTGGATTATGTCAAATTTGCCACTTGCTTTCGGAGTCGAGCGGTATAGCCCACGGTTCCAAGAATCCAAGAAGGTTATCACCCAGGTGAAGGAGAAATATGACAAGCCCGTTACGTCGATCGGGCACAGTCTCGGTGGAGCCCTTGCAGAGAAGTCTGGAGCAGAGAAAGTCATAACATACCAGAAAGGCACCGGGTTGTTTGATGTCGCTAAACAGATCCCATGGAATCAAACCGACATTAGGACAAAGTACGATCTGCCAAGCGCTTTATCAACCTATCAGACGGGTGGGAACAAGATTAGTCTCGAGGGATCCGTGTTGCCGGTCACAACTCATTCCATAGACGCAGGTTTACCATCTGGCACGTTATTTTATGAGAATTAAAAACTTATTGTAATATATTATGTATGAGATTAGCGATGACCAGCGCGAAATGGCTGCTGCACTGTGTATTGAAATACGTGCATCCGAAAATAAAAGAAAGCTTATTGACGTTTTTAGAAATGGTGACCTGTTTTGCTCTGTCGGTGCTATTAATTTTAAATATTTCCGGGAGTGGTTACGTGACGAAGGACCATATGTGGCTATATACAAGAAAGAGAAGATGCTGCAGCGATACAAAAACGACTGCAAATTAGAAACTCTGTATATGTTGCGTTTGTTGTGGTGCTGCGAATAATTATATTTTGTTTGATTATAGATGGATCTGATAGCTTTAATCAAACCTAAGAACTCGCTGCTGTTAAAGCAGCTGTATTCCAAAGCATTCAAAGAGCTTTATGAAGAGCTCAACAATTTCGACAGTAAGAAACAACTTTTAAACGATATGGAGTTTCTCGCGCTTGCTTGTAATTTAGTCGAGTTTATTGTGGACAAACAGAAGAAACACTGTAAATATTTTCGGATCAATAAAATGAAATTGGTCATCGACGTTTTCAAAGTCATTTATGATATAACAGACGCAGATGAAGAGCAGCTGAAAGAAAAGATCCAGTTCGTTTACAACAACGGAATGATCACCAAGGTGAGCGGATGGCGTATTTTAAAAAAGTCCTTGAGCCACTGGATGGGAGGCAAGTTTTAAATTTCGTGTGGGATCGTATCAAATCACAGGCTCTAAGCGTTGTAACGTCTAAGCTGGTTGAAGTGTTAAAGGTCCAGGTGATCCTGGGAAAACTTGGATGCACGAAGGCAACCATTGCAATTATTCTTTTGTTGATATAAAGCATAAGACATGGGAGGCTTTGATTTCATAAAAGGTATCGAAAAAGTGGGCTCATCGATAGGGCAAGAGGTTGGTGGCGGAATCGGTAAAGTGTTTGGTGGGAAGAAAGGAGAGCAAGCAGGCCGTAACATTGGCGGATCTGTGGGGGGGGTTGCCCTTCCAGCTGCGGGGATTGCTCTTGGAGCTTTTAAAAATGGGGGAAGGGTGCCTGGTAAAAGAGGTAAGGCAAAATTGGCAGTTGTCCACGGGGGCGAATTCGTTCTTCCTGTGGGAGTAGCCCCTACTGCTGCACAAAAAAAAGCGGTATCCAAGAAAAAGGCAGCAGACAAAAAGAAAAAATAAATCTTTAGCCTTATTATAATATGATCCGCATTAAGCACAACGAGTCCCCACCCCTTAAGAAACCTTCCTTCCTTTGTGATACAAAATTACATAATAAATTAGACAGTTATGAAGCGACTGCATTAATTAATAGATCACAGTTTACAGTCTTTTTGGGTAAGCCGGGCTCAGGCAAGACCTCTCTTATGGTTTCTCTCCTGGATACCCCACAGCTTTTCAAAAAATGTTTCCACAGGATCATTGTCTTCATGCCTTCGCATTCTCGTGGATCTTTGAAGAATAATATCTTTGAACAACTACCCGAGGAACAGTTATATGATAGGCTGGATGCTGAGGCTATCAATAATGTCTTTGATCAAATCGAGAGCAACGCAGACGATGGTATGTTTACCCTGATCATTCTCGATGACGTGCAGCAAAATTTAAAAGATAAGTATGTAGCAAAGAAGCTCTTGGAGATTGTGGCAAATCGTCGGCACTTAAAAACATCCGTCTGGTTGCTTGCTCAAACATACAAATCGATCCCTCGACAGATCCGCCAAGTCATAACAAACCTATTTGTTTTCAAAATCAACAAGACAGAGATGGAGAATATTTTTACAGAGCAGGTGGAACTGTTTAAGGAACACTTCCAAAGGATCCTTAATAAATCTTATACCGATCCCCATCAATATCTTTTTATAGACACCGGCAGCCAACGACTCTTTAGGGGATTTGATGAGATTCTTCTGGAGGATGAAAGCAGCGACGGTGAAGATGTTTAATTTCTCGACACTGTGTATAAAATGCTTGCTATTAAAGGACCTGTTGGACCAACCAATTTTATGCAGAAAGGCTCAGGAGCTGGAAGAATGGTGTCGGGCTTCATGGGCAAAGGTTCCGGGCCAATCCGTGGGGTAACTCTCCGGGCTGACCTCCAACCAATCCCTGCTGCTAAGGGTAATACTCTCGAACGCAAATAAACGATCACGCTAATTTTTAATTTGTAACTATAAATTATAAATAAATGCTAGTCAAGGAAACGAGAACAAAACGCAAGGTCTACGATATCATCCTTAGATCAACCGATAATGCTTGGATTTCTCCTGTCTATGGGTCTCCATGGGCTGCACAATGGATTGTAAACATGAACCAAATCATGTCCTCGGAGGAGATGGCTAGGCCATATTATTTGTCTTTCACGTTTATGAGCAACGTCGTTGAAGCCGTGACAACCATCACCAATGTTGTTCCCATTGAGGTTTATGTTCGATTCAACTCTGCGCAAAACTATCAGCACGCGATATCTTCAGACACCCGCATTTCAATTGGCATGCTTAAGTTTTTTAGCAACTACGATCCCAACAATTTGCATTTTGGGTTGGAAGCAAAAACCAACGATAACGAAGCGATCTATATTAACAACCTTGTGGGGTGTCAAAGTTTATATATGGAATTTGTCGATATTAACGGTGACCAAATTTTACCAGACTCACGGTTTTTGATGAGATTACACCTTACCCCTGCGGATTATTAGAGATTTTTAAATATGTTGTTACAATAAATGAGCGTCCTCGGAACTATTTCTTTATCAGGCTTGACAACAACTACCTCCGATATCGTCGTAACCCAAAATCTAGAGGTGCAAAACAATCTAACTGTTGACAATGGGGCAACAATCACCCTCCCCAATAACTCGATCAATGACAACGCTTTGTCTTCCAATGTTGCATTAAAGAATTCTCCCAACACTTTTACAAACGATAACACGTTTCAGTCCAGATTAGATATTTTGAGCACCGCCATTACAGCTTATCTCCCACTGTATGCCCCAATCGCTTTAACAAACACAAACGACACCCGCGTGGCTACTTCTTCTTATTGCAACTCATTCTATCCCCAGCTCACATCAGCGAACACCATGACAGGATCCAACACCTTCACTCAATCTGTTTATGGTGTAACAGAACTAACAACAGACAACAGCAATAAATACGCCAGTACAGCTTATGTCCAGAATCAAGGATATCTTACAAGTACATCTTTAACGGGGTACGCCCAGCTGGCGGCGACTCAAACATTTTCGGGGCTAAATACTTTTCTGCAAACGGTAACTGGTGTCACAGAGAACACAACGAACAATTCCACCCGCTTGGCATCGACTGCTTATGTCAAAAACAATTTGCTTAATTATGTACTTCTTGCAGGAAACAATGTTTTGACTGGGCTGAACTCTTTCACGCAGGTCACTCAGGGAACCACCCCCCCAACTGCAGACAATTCCAACCTCGTTGCCACGACCGCTTTCGTCAAGAATCAAAATTATTTAACCACTGCAAGTCTTACCGGTTACGCTCAGCTGGCCTCGTCGCAGACATTCACTGGATTGAACAGCTTTACACAGAGCATTTTAGGGATCACAGAAGCAACTGGAAACAATTCAACCCGGATGGCCAGTACAGCTTATGTCCAGAACAACTTAGCCGGATATGCTTCGCTCTCAGCTTCGAATGTTTTCACAGGGGCAAATAATACCTTTGGGGCAATTAGCGCCACCTTCTATCAAGTCGTCAGTCCAGCATCGCAACCGACTGCTACACAAATCGGATATCAGTTTTATTATCCTCAATCGTCGTTCAACACTTGGGCTTCTCCAAACCAACTCGTAACCAACCTCGTCACCCTAGGGCCATTTGCTGCAACAGGAGCCCATCCATTTGGAACTTGGCTTATGAACTGTAGGATTACCATTATTGCAGGTACACCGGGTCTGTCTTGTTCAGTCAACACTACCAATGGGACAACGATTGCGGGCCCTGTGTGGGATGGTACGTTTTCCTCTAATTTTGTTGTCGGGTCGACGACTTATGTAACGGTCGAAATGAATTATGTCTTTAAGATCTACAGTGCACAAACTCTGTATTTTAATGCCAAGCAGGCTTTCACGCCCTACACAGTAGATCCTTCGTGTTATTTTTCTCTTACGAGGATCGCGTAAGTTTTCTCTACTCATTATACGATATGCCTAAACGAAAAAAAGTTAAGTCTCCTGTGGTAGATGAAAGCAACTATTACGCAGCTCGATCTATCATGGGACAACACCAGCAACAGCAACAACAAAAGAAACATGCTTTTGATAATCTCCAAATGAAATATATGACACATAAGATCCAGTCAGAGCTTGGTGGGGGTGGAAGTCCTGCCCCTTCTCTATTCTTATAAGTCCGTTGTGAAAATTTTAATATCTCATCTATGCATAACAGACATGCCTAAGGAATCTAAGGAACCCAAAAAATCCAAACGGAAGGGTGGACGCAAGGGAATCACTTACAAAGATAAGGCTCTTCCATACGAGCACGTGTTAATCAAGGAGCCCAAGGCAAAACGTGGACAGAAACCAGTTTATACAACTCGGGTTGGAGAACAGCGACCTTTAACCAGGGATGAGATGAGACAGCAGGAGCTCATTCAAGCTAGAGCTATCCAGGCACAACAGGCTTTGCAGGGGCAACAAAGGCAGGACGCTCTCATTGGATTGCAGATGGAATACTTGAAACAGAAGATCAAACCCCAAGAATTCCCAGCTCAAATCAAAGTTAATGGTGAAGTTTATGAGAGGCCAGATTTCGAGACCTTTATAAATGCAGAAGTAAAATATAACAGAGACAAGCCTGTGCTCGATCAGCTGGAGAAAGAAGCCAAAGCTCTTAGAAAAGAGTTTAAGGAAAAATTAAACCGGGGAGAAGATGTTGATGAGATTAAAGTAGCACTGATAGAGAAGGGAAAACAAGTTTATGCCTTGGAAAGTGAAATGAACAAAGCAGCCGAAATTCTCAGACAAGGAGAAGCGTTTAAGAATGCTCGCCAATTAAAGAAACTACAAAAGGAAAAGGAAGATATAGACCTTGGTATAGAAGAAGTACAAGAATTAATAAAAGAAGAAGAAGAACGAACTAAAAGCGTATCTTATCCCAGAGTGGTTCGCATGATGACTGAAGCAGAAATGAAAGTGCGAGAGGCGTTTTCACAAACAGTGGATCCATTCTTACCCAAAGAAAAACAACTTATTCAAAAGAAACAAATAGAACAGCAGAGGATGGAGGCTGAAGACAAGCTTGCAAGACTTTGGAGACAAGAAGAGAAGCTGCTAAAGAAAAAGCAAATGTCATTAGGAGAAGAATATGTTCCTCCCCCTCCAGAGGAAACCCGAACTAATTTGTTTGAAAATGTTGATGTTGAAGGTAATGAGTCATTATTTCCAACCTTTTCGCTAGGAAAACCAGCATTTGAACGACCTGAGACAAAACCTATAGGAAGTTATGGAGGGGGTGGAGGTGAACCTGGTACTCGTAGGAAAAGAAGAGAGAAAGAAATACCTCTTAGCTTCGAACCTGAGATTGTGCCACCTCTTCCATTGGAAGCTGTTAAGTCTTATGTCGCTCCCCCACCTGCTATTAATTTAAACCCATTACAGTTACCCCCAGAAACACCTTATGTGTTCGAACCTCCAGCCCCATCACCGGGACCTGTAAGGATCCGGAAGGAAAAAACTCCTCTTCCTATTTCATTCCAACCCGAGCCCATTGCTCCTATTGTTCCAGAGCAAGCCATGGTACCTTATTCTGCACCCGTTGCTGGAGGCGTCCTAAAACCATATAAATGGACCAAAAAACGAGAAGTTGGCCCACTCAGTGAGGTCTTGCCTGAATATAAAATGGTAGAAGAGTTTACACCTCCGAGTAGCACTGAACTGATTTTGCCATACGATACCGATCTTTCCGGCTTGCTTGGGAAACGAGAGGCTCTTATGAGTGTTAGACGACAGTTAACCAAATCAAACAAATCTAGTAAACTCGTTCCTAAGGAAGAGGTAACTGCTCCTGCACCTTTGATGCTAACTGAACCTCCTCCTCCCAACCCATTTGCTCCTCTCCCTCCTTTCACTGGTAGTACCACTCTCTATTCACAACCTACTCCAGAATGGATGGAGTTTGCCAGTCAGTCATCTTTTTCTGATATCCCAGTATGGACACCAGGTGCCAGTGTTGGGGAAAGTTTTAAGTACAAAGCTCTGTTTGATATTTAATTATCTATAGGCTAAGGGCATTTCTGGAAGCACTTCCAATGGAATAAAAACACCGTTGCAGGTCCATCCCCATGGTCTTTTTCCTGATGGTCTGGGTTCACACTAGAACAGCTACTAGGTTCCGTTGTTTGTTTTACATCATACTTTTGATTGATATCTTCCATCAAAAGTATTTCTTCGATTATTTGAGGTTGGTCTGGGTTCACACTAGAACAGCTCGCGGGTAAGCCTCTCAACTTTCGCATGCATTCTTTTTGCTTCCTTCTGCGTTCTTCTGCGTTTTTGTAAGGCATTTATTTGTGTTGGTAAGGGTTCACACAGGAACAGCTATGTGGTGGGGGCGTGGTTACTTCAAGTTCAATATTCTTGTTGAAGTTGTCCCGTACAGGGGATATCCCGATTTGGGTTGGGGGTCTGGTTAATATATAAATTCAATAAGCCTCAAAAAACAATTCCAATGAGCCGCTTACCTCCGCTTGATATTACTAACCTTGCATGGCGCGCGTTCGGGGATGCGTTCTTAGCATCCGGGCGCCTGTTTAGAGAGTTAGGTGAGGATGCAATTATACATTACATCCAGCAACACAAAAGCGACGAACTTACAAATTACTTTTCTAATCCTCCAAATGGTATGGATCCGGAAGAAATCGCTGATGAAATCGGGTGGAGATTTTTTGATATGTGTCATGACTTCTGGAAATGGTACTGGGAGCACTATCCATCTCTTGCGGAAAATCTCGACGAAAATCTGGTTATTGAAGTCTTACACGAACACGAATACCATATGGGGTGGATCGAAAGAGGAGACGAACCTTATGGAGAGGTGTCTAGAGATGATCGGCAGTTTGAAGGTTGCGTTGCTCTTGCTGTTCACGCTATGATCTTTACGTATCTTTGGGAGGAGTTGCGTCCTTTTCTAATTGAGAGTCGTGACATGGAGATTGCTTAATAATCTATTTAATTTAAAAGTTTAAACTTTACATGTTACAGTTCACCCCATATACCGTCTGTCTTCCCCATGGGATAAAGTACTTCTGACACCATAATTCTGGTTTTGAAACAGTGCCTCAGGGGGGACCCTTACCCTTCTTAACAGTTTTGGCTGGCTCCAATTGGCTCCGTGGCCCCTCACTAATTTTTCTTCTTAGGGTTTCACTTTTTTTTTTTTTATTTTAAAAAAATTTTTCAACTTATATGACAATTATAATTAGTGAATAAAAAAAGAGCCAAGGAAGCCATAAGATAGGAACTGTTATAAATGAAAAAGGAAAAAAAAGGGAGGAGAATGAAGACCGTAACGAGACAGAACCCGCATTAACCATTGAGATTATTAGAACCTTCTGTAACAAGGTTGGAACCTCCTATAACAGGGTTGGAACCTCCTGCAATGGCTTTGGCTTCTCCTGGAACCTTCTTTTCTTGTTTGAGTTTCATACCATAGATGCATACCTTATTTCTGGTCTCATCTCTTTTATAACTTTTCTTCATCTGAAGTCCAAAGCTGGTAACCTCAGCTTCAATCTTTCTTTTCTCCCTTCCAAGATATCTGACAACTTCAGCGACAACAACAATATCCTTTTCTTCACGAGTAATTTCGTACTCCATAAGCAAAGCTTGACGAACACCCATTTGGCTTTCATCGAGTTCTTCTAATTTTTTAACACAGTTGACTGGTGTAGTTTCGTAGTTCTTAGTCAATAGAAGCACGCAGGCGTTCATCCATCGAACCTCCCGGCATTTGTCTTTCACTCGATCATCTTTTTCTCTGAAACTTTTCATCAGAAGTTCGCACTCTGCGTTGTGAGACGTTGTGAAAGCCTGAACAGCTTCTTCAATTTTTTCTTCAGGTTGTCCTTGTTTTTCTTCCCGAATAGATGTAATTTGTTCATCTCTAGAACGATCGTAATTGTCACGGATCGCTTGCAGTTCATAAGCAGATTTAAATTGAACAGCGCTACTGAATTCCAGACAGTGATCCAGGACATCTGGGCTGTCAAAGTTGATAGAGTTGTTGCCAAACAGAAAAAGAGTAGTGTCTAATTTTAAAGCCGAATCGTCGGTGTCAAAGTTTCTCCTCGCCTTTTGGGTGTCGCCACCTCCACAGATGCGCTTTATCATCTGACTGTTAACTTTGACATTTCTAGATGGAGGTGGGGTTTCTTGAGAGACAGAAATGCGTGCAAATTCCATGTCAAAAAGCCAGTAGGATTTACGGGCGCTTTCGCTAGTGTCAGTTGCTCGTTCATACGAAACATTGGCTAGATCAAATGTTTGCACATAATCTCCGAAAGAATAATTCAAGAGTTCATAGATAACTCCTTTCCCACAGTCACGACTTCCTAGATAGGTTGCCATGTGTTTGTCCTCGCTATGACCAGCGATAGCTCGAGAGAGAAATTTTAAAGCAAGATCCAGTTTATCTCCAAAGAGAGGCTCAAAGATGGTGGTAGTGATATCCCGATAAACGGTGTCGTTATCTTTGTTTTCAGCATACCAATCACCAAATGGGCGTTTGATTATCTTGCAGGTGTAGAATGGCCAAGGTAAGGATGCCCAAGGATGAAATGTTTTGGTGGGAATGTCAAGAACTCCATCTTGAAAAGCAAGCCTTCCCTTTGTCGTAGAGTGAAACAAATCATAAATGTCAGAACCTTCAGTTTGTGCAATAACTTGGACTTTGTTAAGAAGAGCTTTACAGATGTTAGCAGCGCCGGTGACGTTTTGAGCGAAAGGCTTAATATCCCCATCAGCGTTAGTTTTTTTGATGTTTGAAGCCATAATGTAATCCTCTAAACAACTCTTGACATCTTTCGCCTTAGAGAGCCAGACGTTCTCAAGTTTAAAAAAGAAGGTATCCCTTGCATACTTCAAGCGATCTTTGAGCTCTTCGTAAATGAGAGTTGCAGCTTCAGCATCGTCAGAAACTATACGATAAGGAACTTCCTTAGGGGGAGGCACGAAACCCTCTGGAATGGACAGAGAAGAAACGAGAGGCTTGTAAGACCATCTCATGTTTAGATTTGGCATTTGTTCGTTCACGTAGCAGGTGATCTCCTCAAGTAAAGTTTGATCCTCATAATGGTTTCCGTACACAACACATCCGTCGAACATCAGCACGGCAATTTCAATCTCTCGGCGAGTGATCACATGAAGGGCATGTTGTAGAATTTGGTTTTCATAGAAGCAGAGGATCCTGTTAATAGCGGATCCATTGAAGTTTTTCTTTTCGAGTGGCAAATTGTCGTGGATGTATTTATAGCACTCCATCTTGACAAGTTGCTTTTGGATCGTCTTCATTTCGGCGTCGTAGAGTTTCAGCTGAGCGCTCTTAACGGATTTTAGTTTTTGGTCTAAGTTGGTAGCCACAAGGTAAAGGGTTTTTCCTTCTTCGCGATTTGAAAACTCAGACAGACATCTGTCGCGGTTGTTAATGTAAAACTCCAACTGTGGACAAGGGATGTCATGTTTCTTGCAGATGTATCGTAAGATGGTAGGATGAGCATTGACTTGATCAATATCTGTGCAATTGGATTGCTGGAGTAGAAATGAAGAGAACAACCGAGAGAATCCTTGCAGAGATCCCCCAGAGAATAATCTACCACTGGATCCATTGGGAGTAGAAAGGGAATACGAATAGATGCGCTTTGTCTCCCCTCTGGTTTTGATAACACCTTTGAGGTATTGCTTGAACCAGTTAAAATTTGCCTTCATATCTTCTTTGGTTGGTCTTTTTCTGCCACGTTGGTCGTTGTACTCGTAAATGACTCGTGAATAATCAGCGAAGGTAAAAGAGTTGAGATACTCTATTTCGCGCAAGTTGACTCTTTCGACCAGTTCCATGTTTTATATTATCCCTAGACAATATGTTTTTATATCCTAACGAATATGTCTTTTTGATATTATACAGTACCTTTTTCCAAGTCAAAAGATAATTAATTTGTGAGCATGGTGGGTTTTTAATTTTTCGACCCAATCCCAAATTCTACTTCAACTGTAGGGAGTCCCCAAACGGAACTTCAACTTCAACTTCAACTTCGACATAATACAGTACTATATATGGACTGTATTATAACACAAATACAAAATTAATTTATCAAGGTTCAAAAACTCCGCTATTTGTTTCCGAAATATGAACCCCAGCCTGTTTTAACATGAGGATTATCTGGGCAGTCGGTTGAAGGATCTCCAACCGGACCTTAGCCTTATCATAATTGTGCCAATCCAAATTCGCCATAGGGCGATTTCCTCGTGGAGCTGGGACGTACTTGGGTAAGTATTCTGTGTGTAAGCTGCACTGGTTACTCTTCACGCGTGTGTTCCCCCGGAGAGCTTGTTTGTAGGCAGCTCTCTGTTTCTTTTGTTCTTGGAAATAAGCGGCTTGTTTCTCTTTTTTCTCAGCCTCGTCTTCTTCTGTCCTTACTTTTTTCCTCGAAGCTCTCACCGGTGGTCTTGCCCCCCGAACCCCGGACTCCAAGCCGAATTGGTTAGCAGTGGGTTCTCCACCACCCCCACCACCTCCACCGCAATCCCCATGTTGTTCTTTGTCCAAAGAAGTCATGCTTTGATCTTCATCGTCCGTTAATTGTTCCATATCGAATGTTTGCACAGTGATCGTAATATTTTCTCCAAGCTGTTGCATACCCGCAGCTTTCATTGCTTCATCAATTTCTAAGATTGGCATCTTATCGTCAGAGGACATTTTATTTTTGAGATATATATATACCTAAAGGATCTTTTTAAGTCATTTAAACGCAATCGTTTGATATGAAAATATATATTCTAAAGATCTTGTAAATCATGGACAACGAAGATTTGTTATTTAGCGGTATTCCAAAAAAGCGTAACCGTGTCTCAAAGTATCCATCTACCGAAATTTCGGAAACCTTTAAGGAGTTAATACAGTGCCATCCATACAGTGAATCGACCAAAAAGAATTATGACGATCGAATTCGCAAGCTCCTCTGCATCTTGACTCCAACAACCACCTCGGACTTTGTCACTCAATTGCTGTCAGGTGAGGAAACTCTGGAACGAATCAAGTCATCTGAGCTGTCGAGTGCATCCCAGATCGAGATTGTAAAGGCTATCCCTTGCATCTACAAAATCTTGGCTGGGGTAGAATTAACGACGGAAGAGAAGGCTCCGTATGTCAAAGCGATGATGCTGAATGGTACCAATTATATGAGACAGAAGGCAACTGAAAAGAGAGATCCATTGCCCACCTTCATGGAGTTCTTGGAAAGGGTGAAGACAGAATATGGAGAAGACAGCGAGGAATTCCTGCTGATGTCTCTCTATTCCGAGCTGACTTGTCGAGACAACTTTTGCCAAATCCTGCTTCTTCCACGATTTGATGGAAGGAGAACAAATGCCAATTATCTGATCATCAACAACTCTGAGCCAGTAACAGCCGTCATCAATTGCCACAAAACGGTGAGGTCTCATGGTCCACTGAAAATGGTGTTTAGCAACTGCGTTTCGAATCGAGTCAAGAAATACATTAATACCCACAAGCTGCAATATCAAGATTGTCTCTTTCCTCAAAGCAGCCTGTCCTCTTATGTAGCCAGAGTGTTGGAGAGGTGTGGGCTATCAGGTGCGATTTCCACCTTGAGAGACATGCGCGTGTCAGAGAATGTAAACGATCCTAGTAAGACAGGTGAAGATTTGCAGGAGTTGGCTCGTTCAATGGGGCACAGCGTTCAAACAGCGTGCTGTGTGTACTATCGTCCGGTTTCCCCATAAGT